TTGTCGTGTTTTAGCGGACTTGTCCGCCATAGCACGACAACACGCTTTGTTGCCTAAAAAAGGCACGCTGTGCGGTAAAACGGACTGGCGAGGCACGTAGCCTGTCCGCCACCAATAGAGCCTGCATCTTCTTTCGAGGTACGAGAAAGGTGATGTGGGCTTGACGGACTGACTTTGAAGCATGAAAAGTAGGTCCGCGCATGAAAGAAGCCCAACCTCCCTTGAAGTATGAAAGAGTGGATTGGGCTTGAACGGAATGGCTTTGAACCCTGAGAAGCCTTTCCGCTAAAACGTGGGCTAATCTCCTTTGAAGCATGAAAAGGTGTTTAGCCCATTAAAAGGAACAGAGCAAAGCTACAAGACGATAGAGCGAAGTCTTGCTTCGCTACAAAATCAAGCATCGGAGTCCCGACGATGACACCACCAAAAGGCAGCCAAGGCTGCAAGGAATACCAAGGTCAAGATTAACTTGACAGGAAAAGTCCATGGTCTCGCCATGGACTCCCTCTGCTGAACTTGTTTTAAGGAAGATTGCCGAGTCGCAGCGAGGCTGTCTTCCTCCCTTGTCTCTGTCTTGGTGCTCTCCTTTCGGCTTGACGAAAGGTGTGCGCCATAGATACGAATGGATTGCGGCTTTTGCCGGGAAGTCCTTTGCGCCTTGGCGTTAGAAGCACCTTGCAGCGCATGGGGAGCTTCGATAGTTGGAGTCTCTGCTCCAACCCCGAAGTTCACGATGCAGCTGTCGAACAAAAGTTCGGTGTGCCGCCACACCGAATCAATGCGTGACGTTTGCCACTGATGCCGCTGCACCTGTACAGCGGAGTCCGTGGCAAACGTGTTCGTACTTGTGACTTTGTGTGTACTGCGGCACGAAGTGAGTAGGTACAGCCACATGATTATGGGAAAGAGACTGGTTTTCATAGGTCTTTCTGTACATTGAATGATGGGCAAGCTTTGCTTGAAAACTCATTGTGCCCATGCACAGTTGCATGGGGATAATAAAATTTCAGTTGGTTCACCAACTGCCGCAAAGCAGTCTTCTGCTGCGGAGTGCGTGTGTCCTTGGGCGTTTTTCCGTCCTTGGCCACACCACCGATGTAGCAGATGCCAATGCTGTGGGCATTATGCCCCAGGCAATGGGCGCCAGCTATGTTCTCAGCACGTCCCTTGTGGACGCTGCCGTCACGATAGATGACATAGTGATAACCGATGTCGGCAAACTTGCGTGCCAAGTGCCAACGACGAATATCGTCCACCGTGAAGTCCTTGCCTTCGGGGGTGGCAGAGCAATGAATGATAATTTCAGTGATGCGTCGCATAGTTTAGGAGTTTAATAAGTTTAAGGCTGCGCTTGAGTGGGCTTTTGAGGTTGCGAGTTGAGCTTCTGCTCCTCGTCCTTGATAGCCTTGTCAAGCGTTTGCATGATCTTTCCCTCAAATTGATGTACTTTTCTACCATAGTAAATGCTCACTCCGAAGATTGAGCCAGCATAGATGAGACATTGTGAGAAAATCCACAGGACGGAGTCCGAGATTTCGCCTTTGGGCGGTGTGATGAACCCTGCGACTGCAAGGGCATAGCCGCCTACGAGCATGGCGAGGGCGGACCAAAATTGAATGCTTACTTTGGGTTTAGTCATTGTTCGTTACATTTAGGATTATCAAGCGTTCAGCTTTGTCTGAACAGTTTTCATCTTGTTTTCCAAGTCGTCCACGCGCTCGCCAAGCGTCATGATCATGTTGTAGAGGTTTACCAAGTCTGTTGAAGTGGCGTCCAGTGTCTTTTTATCCCCCTTGCTCATGAGACCGTCCGTTGTGGAACTGACTAACGGAATGGCGTCCGTGTAAAGCGCATTGAACTTCATGCCGAACTGTGAGAGCACGTACTTGTTCGTGTTCACGTCCCATGCCATGCGGTCAGGGAACAGACAGCCCCAGTCCTCGGCATAGCTTATCGTCTTGCGGTCGCTGCCCGTGAAGTAGATGGCACGCTGGAACACCTTGGCGTGGTTGAATATGATTTGTCGGCAGTAGTCGTTCTCGATGTTCTGAATGAGCGTGATGCTCATGTGCTTCTGGTACGTGAGGTGCGCCACCACGATTTCGGCATTACCCGAAATTGAGGGGTCGCGCAAGGCATTGAGTGCAGCTGTCTCTTCCAAGAAATTGCCCAACTCCTTGACGCGCGTGTTCAAAGCCTTCTGCACATCGGTCACGGCACGTGTGGTGGTCAATCCAGGCACGCTTGCCGTAGCCATAGGCAGTGTGACGCTGAACAGCTGCGTGCCTGCGGCATTGTTTGCCGCCAGCACGCGCGAACTGCCTGTATAAGCAAGGGACGTGGCTATGGTGTCTGTGACAGCGGACACCGCCTTGTCGATGGTGCAGACGTGGTCATAATACTTGTTGAGCTGCTGCACCTGTGCAGCGGTCATCACGCCAGCACTCGAAGAGGTGGCGGCAGGGAGGGCAAAAGCATTGTTGATGCTTTTCAGTTCCCCCGTGACCATGTTCAGGAGCGTGGCAGAAAATGCCACACTCACCTTGTTCACGTCCCCCAACTTGAAGTGCTGAATGACTTGCTTGGCTTCGCCCAATTTGGTTTTCCAAGTTTTCAGGGCAGCGATGTTTGTGTTGCAGTTGGAAATGGAATGCTTTGCCTCTGTCATGTCCTCGGTGCAACTTGTAAGGCTCTGCACCTGTGCCGCGGACATCACCCCGGCTTGTGCGGTGGTGGCGGCTTTGAGGATTATGTTGTCCGCCTGTCGTTGCAGCACACCACTTGCTGTATTGCCCTGAATGACGGACAGACAGACTTTGTCTGTGCCGACAGTTCCGAGGCTGATGCTCTGCAACAGCGTGGAGAGTTTCAGAATATTGGCTTTCCAAGCCGTGAGAGACTGCAAGTTCGTGTTTGCTGCGGCAGCAGTGAGCAAGTCTGCCAGGGCTTGCAATATCACGCCCAAGTTTTCGGGGGTGATGGCGGCTTCGGTGCTTAATGCCCGAAAAGCCGTGATTTGCTTGGTTATGTTTGTCGTGTTCATAAGCTAATGGTTGTATCTGAGGTACTTATCGTCCAAAGATTGGGCTACCACGCCCACAAATTCTTTGGCCATGTTGTCGGCAAGGAAGTCCCTTAGGTTCATGACCGAAGCGTAATACTTGCGCGAGAACCAAGGTTTCTTTTTGCGCTTGCGCTCCCTGCCGATGTCACCATTGTTACCTCGTGGAATTTCCTTACCCGTACCAAAGTTCTGCCAAAGTCCGTACTCTAAAAAAGACTGACTTAGTCCGAGTTCCATGAACCGCCCGTCAGCACGGAGCGGTAACGACTTGGGCGAAGCGAGCAAGGCACCTGTGTCAATCACATCGAGCAAGGTCATTTGCTCTTTCCATATTTTGAGCATGGTCTCGTTGAAAGCAGTGACGAACTTTTCGCGTTCGGAAAAGGCACGTTGCTCGGCATCATTCGTTGTTCCACTCATCGGCATTGTATCTTAAATCCGTAAACGTGTCCACGGCAATTTGGAAATAGGCACAGGCGCAGCCCGAAAAGAAATACTCGTTCATCTCGTTGAACGTGATGCGTTCATCGAGGTAAATGCACGATTGTTCTAATCGTGTCCGTTCAAGAATGAGTTGGCTCATGAATTGACGGAACAGCTCGCGCATGGACTCCATGCAGTTTAGCCTTGCCTCCATGTCATCTATGGCATGGCGCATGGCAAGAAAGATGGTTTTTACGCGCCTTGTGCGTGGCGTGTTGGCGAGTGCGATATAGCCTTGGCTCATGTCGCTCACACAGACAAAAGCCGTGGTGCTTTGCATGGCTTGCAGTGCCTCTTCAAAGCCTTCCAAGCCCGACACACGGCAGAAAGAAAAGCCTTGTGCGGTGGTGAACTTGTTGCGGGCAACCAAGTTTTGAAAGAAAGCCGTGGCATTCCAAGAGCTAAGTTTTAAGTTCATAGATTATGAGGTTATAAAGTTACTTTAGTTGGTTGCGCATCTCCTCTGCCTCTTGCGCCTTGGCATCCAATTCAGTGAGTGCACGCCAGCAGTCCATTTGCAGAATGGCTGCTTCCTTGGTGATGTCCCCTCCTGTGAGCGCACGGATTTGTGCGTTCATTGCCTGTCGGAGTTCCTCTCCGACCCCCAAATCTGCACTCCCCAAGAGATTGCTTTTCTCTTGGGGTATGTTGGTAAAGAAATGTGGGAACATACGGGTGAAGTTCGCTTTGACAGAAGCGAACCAATAAAATACAGAAAGCAGTTCTGCTTTCTCCCAACAAGCTTTGTCCGAAAGTTTCGGATAAAGCAAACGCGCCATCTCCGCAAGGCATTCCATGCTTTGCGTGTGCAGAAAACCCTGGTAATAGTTCTCGCAAGCGAGATAATCCTCAAAGGGGACGGCTTGCAAATCGGCAGCGACTGCCGATGCACCGCCAATGACAGCAATGCGCACAGGCTTGGGAGCGAAGCTCTCCAAGAACGCGAGTTGTCGCGCAACAAAGGTGATTTGCCAATCGGCAAGCACCACTTGGTGTTTGCTTTTTCTGTCCTTGACTAAACATGAATGTTTGTCTGCATGACAAAGCACAACAATTTCAGCCCATTTGCAAACGCAAAGGGCTAACACCTCGTTCATCGGCAAATCGCGTGCGACTTGTCGAAAGAAGAACAACAATTGCTGGTCGGATAGTTCCGACCATGATTTGGGCAGGGATATAGAAAATGCTTCCATACCGCGAAAGTATGGAAGCATCTATTTGAGAGAAAAGACAAGTTAGAACCAATACCCACCTTTCCTTTTATCATTCTTGTACCCATGATTTTCAAAGAGCGCAGCGGTTTCCGACTGCTTCCACTCCTCAAAAATGCCATCTGGAGCATTGCGGAGGGAGTTCACGACCTCTATGCAAGATGGTATGGGGACTTCTCCTTCTTCCCGTAACATATATAGTTCAATCGCGAAGATGTGCCTCCAGGCACGCTTGTAGTGCGGTGCAGATGGGATCTCGCCCCATTTGCCCAACAACTCTGCTTGGCGCAGAGTCGCCAAGAGTTCACAGGAGAAGAAATCATGCGCCAATCGTTCCTCGATGGCGATGAGTTTAGAATGCAGTTCCTGATAACGCTGCCAAGAGTGGTCGGTGCTGCCGAGTTTCCGAGGCAGATCCAACCACGGGTAAAGCGTCTGCTCAAAGTATTGGCATGGGTCGCTTGTCGCCCATGCTTCCGTATTTGCCAACAAGGGAAGCAAGATAGAAAGCGTGTCATCACGCATTTTCTCCAACGACAGGAGCAAGCGTTCCACGCGCTCCTTACTGGCAGGGGCTATATTGGTGTTTGAAACAACACCAAATCCATTGGGTGTAAGCACCAAATCCAACTGTGGCACAGCATGAAACATCGCTTCTGCCGCCACAGCCATACGCACGTAGTGCAACAACTTGTTGTTGGTATTATCTGAAACAGAGAGCAGTTCCGTAAGGACTGCCTCAGAAAGGAACGTGGTCGTGAGCCACGCTTCCGCCACCTCCAAGTGCGGTGCAATTTTATCAAAGAGCAAGGTCTCGCCTTGCACAGACTTCAGCACATTCGGCACGAATTGCAGAAGTACATTATTATCGGGTATCAACAGAGACATAGTAGTTTTAAGGTTTTAGGTTATGAGGTTATAAAGTTACTCTTCTGTGCTTACCTGCTTTGCGTCCTTATTTTCATCGAGTGTCGTGAGCTGGATAAACGGACAGTCTGGATAAGCCCCGTCCCACCTGTTAAACCTTATAATCAGTCGGTGCACATTAAACAAAAGGTCGTGATACGGCTTTTGCAGGGCTTGTGCAATCGTATAAAGTTCGCGCTTGTCGCTGCCCGAATTATTCGTCTGCGATTTGCCCGGCACAGAACCCACAAGGTTTGAGTGAACACGCATGGTAAAACACATCATGTTCACTGCCTCGATGATGTCCGTAGCCCAGTCGCCACCCTCTTTGTCCGTCTCAATCTTGTTAATCACCACATCATGCTGTTCCTCCCCGTTGGGAGACACATAAAACTCCGAGAAAAGCACCTTGCCCGAATTCTCCATGCCCGTGAGGAAATTGATGATGTTGTCCTTTTCCTCGTTCACTCGCTCCTGCTGCTTCACGCGGTCGGTAATGCCCTCCGCCTTGAAGATGTTGCTCCAAAACGATTTGGCAATCTCAATGTGGTACTTGATAGGTGCAGAGTTTTTCAGTTTCGCTTCCTTTGCCACCCCAATGAGTTGCTTGATGTTATACCACTGGCCCTTGAAAAGCGAGGCATAATAAGGAATGGGATAATACGTGCTGTCAGGCGTCGGCACACGGCTAACCACGGCAAACTTGCGTTTGCCCTTCTTCACCTGTGCCTGCAAGTCCGTCCAAGGACTTTGCGGGTTGAGCAGTGGAATGACCTCCACCTGTTCCGCCCGCACCGAGTTGCGCCAATTCGCGTACAACACCTGTGGTATCACGCCCTCCTTGTTTGCTGGCGCAAAGCGCACATAGCAAGCCTCCTTGCGCAGCACCCTCACCACCTTGTTGCCTTGTTCATTGAGAATAATCACGCTCACGGCAAAGCCGAAGTGCTTAAAGTCCTGGCAAACGCCCAAGAAATAGCTCGCCATGTCGTTATCCAAGAAGAACTCCTCCACCTCGTTCACCACTTTCTGTTTGCACATTTCATCAGTCTGGTACACCAGTCCCGATCCATAGCACACTTCTGCATTGAACATCTGACAAGTACTTAGAGTCTCATCACTCTCAATCAGATTGATAATGTCATACGGCATCTGGTCGTCTGCTCCCCAAGGCATATAGCTCACCTTGTCGCTCACATGGCGCGGTGAAATCTCCTCCGCCTCCTTGAAAACTTCGCTGCTCTTGGTTGTGAACGCTGCCGCGGCATGATAGCCGGGCAGATCGTTCACGCCTGTTATGTGTAAGTAATTGAAATCGGTCATAGTCTTGTACTTTTTGGTGCAAAACTATGACCGAATGAGCGGTGGGGAAAAGACAAAATTATAAGGTCTCTTTAAACTGACCTGGTGTCATACCTGTTTCTTTCTTGAAGAATTTTACAAAGTGTGGTGCATCGGTAAAACCCAATTCTTCAGAAATCTCTTTTATTATGAGTTCGTTTTCTGCAAGCAGTTTTTTTGCTTTTAAGATTATTCCTTCATTTATGATTTTTTTGGGACTTAATCCATAAATCTCTTTCGTTATAGCTGATAGTTTGCTTTCTGCTACCCCTATATCTATAGAGTAAAATGCAGGCGAATGCGATTTTTTTAGATTAAATTCAATCGATTTTTTGAAATCATATATTATTTTTATTTTTTTTGGGGGGGGGAATCCATGAAATCATTTTCCCAAGAGGCATGTTCCTTTAAAATCTTGAGTATTACAGATATTGTAGCTGCAGTACAATAATTTATATCATCCTTCTGATTTTCAAGTAACGATTTTAGAACTTCTATCCACTTCGTTAATATTTCCGCGATGTTGTCATCAATAGTTGCAACTGGTGGCGTACCAATATTGCAGAATACATTATAACGAATCCAATCGGCTATTTTTAATGGTAGAAGATTTAGTAAATCCTCTGTAAAGGGTATTCCAATGTCTTCCTCATTCGTGCAAAATGCTTTATGTAAGTCTCCTGGTGAAAATAATAAGATTTGATTATCACTTATTGGAAAATCTTGAAAATTTATAGAATGAGTCCCCTGTCCTTTTTTTATCCATAAAATTAGGTAAAAATTGTGGGAATGCAACTCTGAATCCAAAATTCCATTGTGTGGTATAACTTTCAAGTAAGAACCTTCCTTATTACAATATTGAGGAATAACCCCATCTTTTGTATGCAATGTTCTTTTATAAAAAAGTGATTTCCGCATAAATCCTAGTTTGTTTTTGGCTGTAAAGGTAAGCATTTCTCTTGTATGTTTTTGTGTTTGTGTTGTGATTTATTTGAAAATGACAATGGAAATATGAATTGGATAATTCACATCTGAAGGCAAATATCTAATTTTACACCGTCAAAAACAATAAAACATGACACCATATAGCTCACCTTGTCGCTTACATGGCGCGGTGAAATCTCCTCCGCTTCCTTGAAAACCTCGCTACTCTTGGTGGTGATGGTGAACGCTGCTGCGGCATAGTAGCCTGGCAGATCATTCACCGAAGTGATTTGTAAAGAATTAGAATCGGTCATAGTTAGTGTTTTTTGTGCCAAAAGTATGATCGAATGATGAGAGAAAAAAAGGCTTAACATAAATGTAATGGTGTTGAAAGAAAATTGTAGTGGAATGTATGTAATTTTGCACCGTCAAATAACAACAAGAACATGGAAAAATCCCCAAACATATCAATTTGTATCCCCATGTAAAATGCTGCCCGATTTATTAAGGATTGCATTGATAGTGTCTTGTCTCAGTCTTTTCAAGATTTAGAGCTAATCGTTGTTACTTGTACTCTCTAATAATGAGGGTACAAGTCCTTTCTGTATGATAAAATATAAACAAAATCCATATATATGCGAAATTTTCTATCCATTTTAGTTCTCATGCTTTGCCAGTTCTATGTGGCCAATGCTCAAAAGTGCTTAGTAAGTTTTGGAGTCAATGAAGAGGTTACCGAAATGCCTATTGAAAATGCTCTGTATACTTTGTACCTCAACGATAGCATTCAAGTGCCGTATAAGGTGACATATGCTGATGTACAGAGCGCCACTTATCGTCTTGAATTTGATTTTCGCCCAGGTAGATATACCTTGCGTGCAGAAAAAGAAGGTTACAATGAAGTGCAAAAAGATTTCACAGTAGTCTCCAAACGCAATACTACCCTTGGCATCGGCACGCTTTGGATGAAGAAAGTCAAGACAAGACAGTTGAAGGAAGTCGTTGTCCGTGCTACTCATATCAAGATGGTGACGCGAGGAGACACTGTGGTTTATGACGCAGCAGCTTTCGACTTGGCAGAAGGTTCCATGTTGGATGCATTGGTGGCACAACTCCCAGGAGCAGAACTCAAAGACGGACAAATCAAGGTGAATGGAAAGTTTATCGAAAGCCTTATGGTCAATGGCGAGGACTTTTTTGCGGGCAACCCCAAAGTTGCCCTTGAAAATCTACCAGCCTATACGGTGAAGAACATTAAGGTGTACGACCGTGCGGCAAACGATGATTATCTGAAAGCCAAAGTCAATGGTAAGAAAATCGATGGTGCAGACGAGCACATGGTGATGGACGTGATATTGAAGAAAGCCTATTCCACAGGTTGGTTAGGCAATGTGGAAGGTGGTTATGGATTCCCTTCTGACCGCTACTTGGGCAAAGCCTTCGGGATGGGGTATAGCGGTAAAATGCGACTTGCTGCTTTTGCTAATCTCAACAACATCAAGGATACCCAGACGGGCAGTTCCTCAGGTCAATGGGGCGGTGGCTGGGCACAAGACGGAGAACTGGACGTAAAAATGGGCGGATTGGATTATCTATATTCGCACGACCGTTCCAAAGTCTTTGGTAACGTCACTCTGACGCACGAAGCACCCGAAGTGGAACATAAGGGCAGCAATGTGAATTACTTCAACACAGGCGACATCTTTGAGCGTTCGCATTCTCTACGCAACGATCGGAAGTTGCACCTGATGTCAGCACACCAATTTCAGTATTCCGCCGAGCATGCATATTTCGAGTTAAGGCCCTCTATCGATTATTTGAAGAATAATTACACAAGCATAAGTCATCGAGCACAATTCTCAGAAAATCCAGAGGAGCAATACCGCGTGCAGTCCCTCGATTCTCTCTTTGCTCCAAATGGAATGACATCTTCGCGTTTCACTCGCAACCTCTTAACACGTATAGGCAATGACCAAGACGGCAAGTCTGATTGGATAATCGCTAATTTAGCCGCGAACACAACCATTTCGTTCCCAGCAACAAACGATAATATGGAGATTGCCTTTACGGGAAACTATCGTCGCGACACAAATCGCTACCTCAACTCATTCAACAGAGTGTACGGACCAACTTCAACCAATGCGGGCAGTGGGGATAATTTGTTTCAAAAGTCCGATTATGTCTCGAAGAATTATGGAATGAATGCCGACATTGCCTATACATGGAACTATAGCCCTTACCAGAGCGGTGCAGGACATTACGCTTTAATCAAACCTGAGATTCAGTATGACTTTCATTGCTACGATCAAGTCAACACTTTGCTGCATCTGCATGGAGAGTTTGCAAACGGAGCTAATGGAAGCATGATGGTCCCCCCTTCTGCCATCAGTCCCGAACAGTTGGCTGTAGATCTCAACAATACCTATGCTTCTAATTTGACACAAAACAAGATTAGCCCACTTGTAAGTTTCGCATATCTCTATGTGCCAAATGCGAGTTCGAGCAAGAGCTTCAATGCAGATCTCACTCTGCGCGGAGACATCATGCACGAACGTTTGGACTACGACAAGGCGAAGTTAGACACACTGTTATCGCGAACCATTAGCAAGTTTACCCCAACAGTGAAGTTCAAATATAAGGACAACGGGCAGAAGGTTCGTACGGAGATAGAGACAAATTATAGTTTCACAAAGAATGTACCAAGCATCTACAACCAACTTGGCACCATCAATGACAGCGATCCGACCAACATTTATGTCAACAACCCAGGATTGGAGAAGCCTCGCACGCATAGTGTGAATGCACGCTACGCTCGTTTTCACAATCAACGACATAACAACGTCGTACTCTATGCAAGTTATGGCCGCACCGAAAATGCCATAGCGCAGGCTCGCCTCTACAATCGCGCAACAGGTGTAAACACATGGATGCCTAAAAACATCAACGGCAACTGGAATATATACGAATCTGTACAATATTCAATGCCTTTCGGAAAGAAGGAATCCTTCCAATTTCAGACTGTAACCACCGCCTCATACGTACACTCCGTAGACTATGCGTCTGAAAGTGAAACACTTGAGCGCAGCGTGGTGAACAACCTGACGCTTGGTGAGCAATTGGCTCTATCTTATCGCGTAGGTAAACATACCTTCGGCATACGTGGTAACCTCTCATGGCTCAACAGCCGTTCAGCCCGCGAGGGGTATGACAATATTTCCGCTTTCGACATTACGGCAGGAGCCAATGCTACGCTCAACTTACCAATGAATTGGCAAATCACCACCGACCTCAACCTTTACAATCGTAGCGGCTATAGTGACCACACACTCAACACTACCAACTGGGTGTGGAACACCTCTGTGGCCAAGACCATCTTAAAGGGTAACCTTACCTTCCGCCTCAATGCCGTAGACATCTTGAAGCAAATCAGCAACGTGCAGCACACTGTGAATGCCCAAGGTCGCACCGAAACATGGGTCAACTCGCAACCTCGCTACGTAATGCTCCACGTGGTGTATCGCTTCAATGTGATGCCCAAGAAAAAGAAAAGCTAAAAGAATAAAGCATGAAATTCTCCCGATAGTTTGACCAAATGGATTGCGGTCCTGCCTGTGTGCGCATGGTTGCATCGTATTATGGTAAAGACTATTCCTTATCTTATCTACGCTCACTCGCCCACCTCACACGTGAGGGGGTGAGCGTAGCAGGTATTCGCGATTCTCTCACAGCCATTGGCATGAACAGTGCCACCTTCGAGATGTCGTTGGAACAATTATATACGGACTGCCCACTTCCCGCCATTCTTTATTGGGATCAAAATCACTTTGTCGTATTAGAAAAGCTAAAAGGGCGGTCAGCACAGAAGGCACGTTACAAAATAGCCAATCCTGCATTTGGTAAACAATGGTTTTCAGCAGAAGAACTTTGTCGTCATTGGTCGAATGGCGGCAAAGGCATTGTTGTGGCCGTTGAGCCTAATGAGGATTTCAACCAAAAGACCGCTATCAAAGAACGCCATAGTTTGAGAGACTTTGCTCGAAAGTATATACTTCCCTACAAGGCTCAACTAATTCAATCGCTATTAGCCCTATTGGTGGGCACGTTGTTAGGATTGATAAGTCCGTTTTTGGCTCAAAGCGTAGTAGATGACGGCATCGCCTTACACGATATGTCGTTGATTACTACCATATTGATAGCACAGTTAGCTTTGTTCATTGGTAGCTTCTTGATGAGCACTATCGGAGCTTGGGTTGGTTTATATATGAGTACGCAAATCAGCATTGGCATATTGGGCGACTACTTACGCAAATTGCTCAAATTACCCATGACATTCTTTGAGACCAAGAGCATTGGCGACTACCAACAGCGATTGAGCGACCACTCTCGTTTGCAGTCATTTATGACAGGTAGCACATTGGAAACCTTGTTTTCTTTGTTGTCTGTGCCTTTCTATATGGCAATCATCATCTTTTACAGTCCATTGGTGTTGGCCGTATTCTTGGGATTTACAATTATTAGCACGTTGTGGATGACCTACTTTTTTCGCAAAAGGAAGTCGTTAGACTACGAGCAATTTAAAGTAAGCGTAGACAACCAAAACAAGCTATACGAAATGATGTCAGGAATTACCGACATCAAGGTGAATGCTTACGATGACTATAAACTCTCGGAATGGCAACACCTGCAAATGCGTCAGTACGCCATGAGCCAGAAGAGTCTGAAGTTAGGACAAATACAAAACACGGGCTTTACCATTATCGGTCAGCTGCGCAATATCATTATCACCTATTGGATAGCCATGCTTGTGGTCAACAACGAACTAACGTTGGGTATGATGATGAGTATCTCCACTATCATTGGCATGATAAGTGGTCCGTTGGGACAGTTAACAGGTTTTTTGCAACAATATCAAGATGCCAAAATTAGTCTCGAACGTTCGCAAGAAGTCCACCTCTGTACTAATGAAGATGCACAAGAAGCACGATCAATCCCTTCAGACTTTCCTTTAGACATATTTGTCGACCACGTGTCGTTCAGTTATGCTGGCAGCACAGGAAAAAAAGTGCTACAAGACATATCGTTTAAGATACCATCAGGCAAGATGACCGCCATAGTCGGCGAAAGCGGTAGCGGAAAAACTACCCTGATGAAGTTGCTCTTAAAGTTTTATCAGCCTACATCTGGGCGAATTATGATAGGCAATGAGGACTTAGACAAATATTCAGCCAAATCCATGCGTGAGTCTACAGGGATTGTAATGCAAGAAAACTTCTTATTTTCAGACACTATCCGACAAAATATCATTATGGGGGAAAAAGCTGACGAACAGCGGTTGAACGAAGCTATACAGATTGCTTGTTTGTCAGATTTGTTTGAGAGTCACCCCTTAAAAGAAAATACCAAGGTGGGAAGCGAAGGCATTGGTGTGAGTGGTGGAGAAAAGCAACGCATCATGATAGCAAGAGCTGCCTATAAGCATCCTCTATACTTGATGATGGACGAAGCCACCTCTTCATTAGATGCAGACAACGAAGCACACATAACGAGCAATCTTGAAAAGCACTTTGCTAAAAGCACCCGAATAGTTATAGCACACAGACTGAGCACGGTAAAAAATGCCGATAATATTATAGTTCTACGCCATGGACAAATAGTAGAAGAAGGCACGCATGACGAACTCATCAAGCAAAAAGGATATTACTTCAAACTTGTACAAAACCAAATAGAACTGCCATCAGCATGAAAGGAATCATTGTAAAATATGGAACGTTTTTGATTGTTCCCTTTGTGATAGTGATTATAGCCATCACGCTCTGCACACTAAGGGTAAGAGAAAAGCTGCCCATTACACTTATTAGTGTTTCAGGGCAAAAGGGGATAGCTTATATTCCTTTGAATGCTCCAAGGTTAATAGTCAAAGGCGATTCATTGGTGTTGGAAACTGCACAATCAGGTAATATAAAATGTTTGGTAACAAATACTACGATTGAAGCAAATAATATTCGAGTAGAAGTAGATATAAGTTCGATGAAGGAGTTTCGTGGCAATACACTTTGTAGTGCCTATCTTGTAATAAGAGAGATTCCGATGTTGGAATTGGTTATTCAGAAAGTGCTATAGAATCATATAAATAAAGCTAAGTCCCATAGTAAGCAATAGGACTTAGCTTTATATTATTGCCACAAAGGTTCAGTTTCCCAGTTGTTAGGGAATCCCATGGCTGCGACATCTGTATTGGGATACTTGGTCAACAACTTTTTGAAGTCATCAACCAACGAGTTGCTAGGGTGAAACGAGTTCAGCCAATAGATAAGGCAACATAAGACTGCGTATAGTCTGTTAGAATTGCTTGGACGAGAGGAAATCCATGCATTACGCAATGTTAAAGGAATTTGAGGCATAACTGGCATGATTCGATTCCAAACGCGGTTGTGATGCGCACATGAATTGCGCAAGGTGTTAACCGCTTTCATCCAACTTTCAAGAATTTCATGCTGTGGTACCCCATAGGAACGAGCTATTGCTTTCTTCACTCTGCGGTCGGCAAAGTTAAAGTATAATTTAGTGAGTGTTCCGAAAGAAGTAAGATCTAACAATTTCCACGCAGGTGGAAAGTCTTCACGTCCATATTTATCGTAATGCTCCTGTATGAAGTCATCTTTAGAACGAGATAACTCGCGTTCTAAAGTACTGAGGTTTTCAGAATACTTATGTTTATTTATAGCCATCGTTGGATCTATAAACCAAAAAGCACCATGAGCCAACGAAAACTGATTGATTATTTTTGATCGTAAAGAGATTTCAACTAATTGTATTGCAGAAAAAAGCAAGTTTCTAAGCTCTGCATCAAAACGATAAAGGGCAACCGCTTTATCAAATGTGGCGTTAGGTTTGAAACGAATTGAACCATTAACATCTTCAAAAGGACGCAAGTAAGCATTAAATCGAAAGTAGCTTACATTGTTCAAGAAGTCTTCTGCAAAATTTTCATCATTGACAGAGAGACCATCAGTCTTTAGATTTGCAATTAGAGTAGTTGTACTAAGTGGTGGGTTCGTATAAATCATAAGCCTATATAAACAAAAAGTTCCGCCCTGGTACGCTGTTCTACGGGAAGCGTGGCGGATTCTAGCACTGCAAAAGTACGAAAACTTTCTGAGTAATGCAATTTGTTCAGTAATTATTTTCACATAAATACCTCCATCCCATTGATTTCAAACACGCAAACGTCGCGAAGCTGCCGGATTTCGTTAGATTCTAGCAGTTTCATTCTTCGCGTGCCTTTGTAGAAGTCGAAGCGAAGCGAGATACAGCGGTGCCAGCATTGGATTTCACCCGAGCGCGTCCATAGTTTGAGGTCTACGGGTTCAGGAGATTGGAGCATACGTTTGAGCGTGGTGATGTGGATAGCGTGGGGCATTAGTCGAAAGTATTGTTGTAAACCTGGTTGAAGATATTATGTAAGCGAGGGACGGTGAAAGGCACCTGCTTGCGAAGCGGTTTCCACTTGAACTTCACATGATTGTTCGCATTAGTGGCATCAGAAAGTTCACTTTCGATGTCAGTGATAAGAATGGAACTGCCCACAGGGAGTTCGGGAGAGATCAAGTAGAGTTTGTGAGACTGCAAAGCCTGTGTAAGATGACGGGCAAAGGAATAGGAAAGCGAGGACGTCTCGCTCTCGTATTCAATCTCCGTGTTGTCATCGTATGCAGAAGATTGTCCACAACATACGGCAAAGTTGCGGTCAAAAGAAACCTTGCGCTTGGTTTGGGCGGTGAGATACAAGGTGTCATTCACATTGAACTCATTCTGAAAGATCAGCGAGAGCGTGGGAACTTCATCGGTCAAGAAGAACGTGAAAGTACGTTTCCCACGAAAAAGCGTAACAGACAAGAGTTTGCCCTTTACCCCTTGGGGCAAGTAACCCAAAAGTTCCTCCTCGTTGATGTCCTCGAAACAAAAATCAAACTGCTTGGCAGCAATGGGAGTATCTGATATGGTGAGCGTTTCGGGCGCGTCCTTGTCATCGCGTTGAATAACATACTGCGTGGCACACTGCCCCGTTTCACCGGGAAGAACAATATACTGCAAATCAAGCTGAAAACCATGCGGCACCAAACGCACCGCGTGCGTGGTGAGAAAATGCGTTTGCAGGAACAGTTCGCAGTTTGTCCTTAGCATTTGCAGTTTACAGTAAATCAAAGTAAACTCGCCCAAAGTATAATCAGTGCGGTCCACCTGCATACGGAAACTGCACGTGGCATGCACCAGCTGCTTTGCCTCCATGTAGTTCTCAATAATGCTGCGCAAATCATAGATGCTCGCCTGTCCACCATAGGCATAAAGCGTGGTAGAGAATACAGGTTCTTCGCTGCGGTTGATGTAGATAGCCAGATACACGGAACTGCCTTGAAGGTCGGAGATGGTGAACACATCGGGAATGGAAGAAGTGAAGCTATACCCTTGGGGATTATAATTGTACTGCATAAACGATCGGAAACTAAATAACCCTCGCAATATCGCACAAACCTCGGGTTACGGAAAAGACCGCCCTTTCGGGCGATCCTTTCTTTCAGCTTCAAGCCGTAGCATTGGCTCTCTTGCGTGTAGTGCGCTTGGCGGCAGGCTTTCTCGTGCGCTTGGGTGTGGTGGTAGGAGCGGCAGAGGCGGGCTGCATGGGAGCAGGGGCAGAACCATCGGGGGCGGTGGCTGGCGCCTTGCTCCGTGCTATCTCGTGGCTGACGCGGCAGAGGCAATTATCGGAGATGTTCAGCCCCGTGCGCTTTTTCAGGAGGAAGGCATAGCGCATAGCCTTGTAAGGACTTTTGCAGTAGACGCGAGAAGTATTGTCACCGCTGATTGATACGACCCAGATGTGGGCTGTGGCTTCACTGATTTTACCACTGGTGATGAGGATAAAATTGAGAGCTTTCATTTTCTTGTAAGATTTTATGTGTGTGAACGATGTGGATTTATTGGAAGAGGTAAACTTCGATGTAAGAGATGTTGATCATGCTGTCAGCAGCAAGATTTTCAGCCATGGCGGTAGCTTCGGCATAGCTGTCAGCCTCGACTTCATATTCGGCATATTCGCCTTCTTCTCCATTAACCACCACCTGATAGATGTCGTGGGGGAAGGAAACTCTGCGCTTGCGATTGAAACCCATTGAAACGAACTCGGAATGTACAGCGGGGTGCTCCCTTGATTTTTACGTGCAATTAAGGGCATGAAGTCATTAGGCTTGGAGGACAAGGGATAGCGCAAAAAATTTTCACCCTTCACGGGCTTGGAAAAATGAAACAACGCGCCATTTTTTCTGAAAATTTTTTGTGATAAGAGAAACGCGCCCTTGCCGCAAAGCCGCTTCATGCCAACTTTGCACAGGAAAAATAATGGGAGCACCTTGCTGCCCCTTGTAAAAAATGGACGATAGTATAAATATGACACACACTGCCCATTCCGAGTGCGTCAATGGTGTGGAAATCGTAGCAGAGGAGACGACCCCACGACATCTGTCAGGTGGTGATAAACCCGAAGAAGGCATGCCGGATATGTTTGTCGGGGCAAGCTATGCCGGGGCTGCTGCCATCGCCAAAAATCTCTGCTGACAGCATGATGAACATCTCATCGAAGACTACCTCTGACAATCCACATCGTCATACACTTAAAATCTAAGAAAATGAGAGAAAGCGACCATCTTATCCTCATTACCAGTGGTAAAATCTGAGCAAAAGCCACCCACATCTGGCTCGTATCAATGAGCGGTGACAATGCTGCGAATACAGCAAAAGTCCAAGGCTATGCGCTCTGCCTTCCGACAAAGCGCATGGGGCGACCAAGAACATCTCCGATAATGCTTCTGCCGTGTCACGAGATTGCACGAAGCAAGGCGCTTGCCACCGCCCCACATCTAAAAACCCTACCCATGTAGTTCACCTCTCCCACACCTCCACACCCAAGCGCACGAAAAAGCCGCCATGCGCACAGCAAGAGAGCCAATGCGCACGGCGGCTGAAAGAAAGGATTGCCCGAAAGGGAGGGCTTTGTAAAAAGGCATCTTATATAAAGAAAATCCACAAAAGCCCTTTGATTTCAGATATGATAGGATCTATAAAGATGAGTTCCAAGATAGAATCATCAGCCTTACAATATCTTATCCAAAAAATAACTGTCATTATTTGACTGACGAGCATATATATTCCAAAAATAATGCCCCAAATATTTGAACCTGAATCGTCTCTATTACTCATATTCCTTATATTTTAGATTATACCGATTGCTAAAGATTCTTTAATCTTTTATCAGAATTTCCATAGTAATTCATTCTTATTACATAGAATTCACTTTGGTTCATGATAATACAACCAAATGCTTTTCCATCATAATTGAACGCAAACAATTCACCACCATTTTCATTTCGAAGAAAATGTGGTCTGAGTTTCTGATAAATATCTTGCATTGCAGTTTTAGGATACATTTCAGATTTTGGAATCCAACAGATGATGGAACGACCACCATATGCATAACTAAAGTTAGTTACAGCATGCACTAAAAAATTGTCTAACGAGGCGGTGTACGAATACCATTGAGCATTACTTTCTCCTTCTGAATAATGGTATTGTTCCATGTAACGTGAGAATGTAGTGTAATCCAACGTACTCATATATGCAAAATTTTCAATGCAAGGTTTTATATAATTAACCCCTTGCTTGGTTCCTGTAATTACAAATTGAGAAAAGCTATTTAGGCAAAAGAATATTGCAATTATGGAAAGAAAAAGTCGCTTCATACAGATTTTCCCTAATTTCGTGTCGGGCGCAACTTCTAATTGTTAATACTTTGAACACCCAAAAGTACAACAATTCCAAATACCCCCCCCGATTATACAAACATTAACATAATATTCAGCAAATTTATCTAACTCCTCCCACAAATCCGCCATAAAAATCATGCTGCGGAAACTTCTCACAGCCAATATACAGCGTATCGAAAGCATCCGTGCCATCGGTACGATGCTCCAACAAGTCCTCCTCTGACTCGGGATTTTTCTCTGTGCTTTTGTTTTTGCGGAAGCCATTGCGACCGCGTTCCACCCCTGCCGATTGTATGGCAAGAATAAGGTCATCATTGTTTTGGCGATTGAAATAAGGCATCAAGCGTTGCTTGCCAGAAAAACCTTGATTGATGAGCAAGTACTTTTCATCATGGCGCATGGGGTTACCCAAATACACATCTTGCACACTCCAACCATGACGTTCAAACTCATGGACCACCACCCAGTGAAAGTCCTGGTCGTTCACGGCATAGTTCGAGCCAAGCGCAGTAGCATCATAATAGTAAACCACACTGTGGTTCGGGTGAGCAGCATAGTAGGTGCAGAAGTCTGCAATGAGCGCAGGGATTTTGCGCTCAAATTTTACGTAAAAAGATTTGAGCACATTTAGGCGGTTGCCGCGAGGCTGACCGCACACAATCCAGTTGATATTGGCATTGTAGTCCATGCCAATACAAAGCGGAGCCATCGGGTCAAGGTCGGCATCGGTGCGGCAGTCAAGAGAGGAGTGTAATGAGGAAAAGTTGCTCAGCGAGCGTATGGAATACCGCTCCTGCTGTGCCTCTTCGATGATTCGGTCATAACCCAAACTATCCAAGTACCCAAAATCCGAAGCATCATACTTGTGCCACTCCTGCATAGAAGAGTAAAAGCCATCGTGCGAAATGCCAATTTTTTGGCAGAGAATAGACGTTTGGAAAGTTTTAGGCGTCAAGTCGCGCTTCATCTGACGAATATATTCCTCACCGAGCAACTGCAAGTTCTCGAGGGTGGAGTATTCCTTGTAATACACCGCCACACTGCGCATCTTGTTCAGCGATTGGTCGAGCCACTTTAGATAGCTCGGCAAGTAAGCTGGCACAGGTTGATGAGCCGCTTTCAAATCAGCAATTCGCTGTTTGGTCTGCCAAATCTTATAGATCGTTCCTTTGATGGTATCAATCAACTCCTTATCCATCTTCTTCTCATAGTGCAGAAACCATGAACCTTTTGTGGTTTGTGGCATATCACTCAAAACCATCATCGAATGGTTGAACGAGTGATGTCCGAAGTAAGAGCGAATGCCGCCATTGGCAGGGAGCGTTTCATCTTTGAGCTTGTCATAATCAATAAACTTCGCTTCATCAATCAGGAGCCAAGAAAGCGTCAGCGAGTTAGACGAGCCAGGGCGGTCTTGGCTAATGATAATGGCGACAGAGCCATTATAGAAAGTCACCACATGCTCATAATCCGCAGGTTCCGTAATAGGCTTCGCAAACGACCGAGGCGGTTTGCGTCCCACCACATAATGCACACCTTTGATGTATCCCCACCTTTTCCAAGCAGCAAACAGGCCGGGAAGCGTGTTGGTTAGTCCATGCTTGAAAGTCGGCACGACAATTCCTCCCGTGCTTCCCGGCATACGTTGCATATTGCGCAGCACAAAGGGCGAGGCGATAGAATCCGTCTTACCCGTGCGTCGCCCAGCCACAATCACGGTGGTTTTAGCACCGATGTATTGTGTCAAGAGCTGCGGTTTGTTGAAGTAAACGCGGTTGGCGTGTGCCTTCTTTTCTTCGTCCCATAATGACGTATCCACACTATTCTTCTCCTTGTCCATCATCTTCCTCCTTAAAGATTTCATCGAGAGGCAAGTCCGCCTCCTCATATTCCACATTCTCCGTATCGGGGTGCGTATCGCTTAACTCACGTGTGAGTTTGCGAATACGCTCATCAATGTTCGGCACAGGATTGATGCCCACCACACGCGGGTCGGTGGTGGGAAAGAAAGGCTGCACCACAATCATGTGGTACGGCACCGATTGTTCATCTTCAATATCAATGCGGTTAAACTTCGCATACGAAGTAGCCGCCTTCTCCATCGTCTTTGTGTCCTTGCGTTTCTTCGCCATCTGGTACGTTTCCAAAATCATCTCGTTGTAGCGCCAGCGATGAAAATCACGTGAAGCCTCGCCCATATTGGGCAGAATGGCTTTCACGATTTTCAAGTCCGCATACGCAGTAACGAGCGAAAGCCCGTAACGGGTTCGCTCCTCGTCCACAAATTGGCGATCCTTCGCATCAGGATTCGCAATAGACCAAGTAACCATATCGCGCAAGCGAAGCAAGTGCTCCACCTGCGATTGCGCATATTTCTGCAAAAGTTCCTCTTTGGCAGTATAGAGGTCAGCTTTAGCTGCTTCTACAATGTTCGGTAAGCTCATAGTTATTCATCATCTTCCATGTCCAACAAATTGTTACGTGTGTTCTCGAGCGCAAGCGGAGAACCCACATAAGCCAGCTGCATCTCCTGGTGCAGCAGTTTCACACGCGAAGCCGCCTTGCCACGGTGGTATCGCCTTGATACCTCCGTGCTCTTGTCGGCAATATCCTCGCGAAGCTGGGTAGCCGATATGCCGAGAATGACCGCCATATCAGAGATTTTGAGATAGATGGAAGCGTATTGTTCGATTTGGGTAAGTTGTTCTTCGGTGTAGTCCATAGGAATAGCTTTTTCTGTTATAGGGGATAGAAAAAATTGTTACGGGGGAGCGTTTAATCATTCGCTCCGTTCTGCGTGAGCCTCTGTGCAAACAGGTCATTCAGTGGCACAGAATGGTTTCGTATCAAGTCCGTCACCTGTCCGTGCAAGGCAGCGAAGATCGCCTTGTCGGTAGAAATAAACGTAGACTCATGGCGGTTGCCTCGTGTCAAGTTCTGCGAAGTGACTACCGAAATGGTGTCACCCGCTTCACTCTCCACCAGCAAGATCTTCGAGTGGTTATCCGCGAGATAGGTACGTTTCATCACTTGGCAGATGAATGACCAGAGTTTCAAGGTCTTGTTCGTAGCCTTGTGATCCAACACCAAGTTGAATTCCAACACCTTGCCTCCCTTTTCGATAAAGAATAGTCTACGCAAGAACTCTTCCGAAATGGAAAACGAAGTTTGCCATACCTTCGACTTCCCCACCTGTTGCAATATCCACTCCAAGACATCTGCCACCTGCAAAGCATTGGTCAGATAAGCTTGGTTGGGCGTATCTGCCAATGGTTTCAAATAGTCAGAGATCGATGCCGAGCGTTTCATGCTTTCTTGCTTTTCTTCGCCTTAGGTTTCGCTTCTGCCTCTTCTGCACTTTCTGCCGTTTCTGCCTTTGTCACGAAATGGTCATAAACGTTCCAATTGTCGTGCAGCTTTTTATCCAATTTGATAAATTCTTTGAGGAAAGGATAGCGGTCGGAGTCCACACAAGTGGAGTCCGTTGTGCTCATCGTGCGAAGTTTCAAATGAAGTTCACGCATACGATGCACCAAATCAAGGTTCTCGACATAGAGAGCCTGGATTTCTTCGGGCAACGTGTCATGGTCGGCTCGCTTACCAGATTTGAAATTCTTTGCCTCATTGTCGTCGCTCTTGAACTCGGTATGCTCTTTTACTATCTCCTCGACAGCATGCTGCATCTCCTTTACCTGTTCATGCGTCAATTCCGCCAAGCGGAACTCCAAGTATTGCTGGAGTTTGCCTTCAATGAAGTTAGCCTTGCCCTCAGGGTTCACACTGAGGTTGCGATACATGATTTTGTTGCCTGTCAGTTGCAGGAGCATCAAAGCGCCCTCGTCCCAATCGCGATCCTCGCGAGGCAGGGAGAGCCATGTTTGTAATTTATTGGTAAATTCTTTGTCCATAAGAGGTGTAGTTTTAAGTTTGGAGGTTATGAGGTTATAAAGTCAGCATCACAGCTTATTGTTGATGCCCGTGAAGAACACACAATTCTTGTGGTTCTCCATGAGCAAGTTCTTCATAGCCTTTAGTGTAGAGCCAGTTGTCACAAAATCATCGAACACGATGCAGTTCTGCTCACGTGGCAACACGTTGAGCGAGAACACTGCCCCAATACGCTTTTTGCTATGGCAATGCGCCACATCTTCGTAAAAGGGAATGGATAGCAAAGCTGCTATCTTTTCACTTATTCGCGTGGCAAAATTCTTGACCAAGTGCCTACGCTTGGGCGTGGTGACAATACACCAATTACCATGCTTTAGTTCATTGCCCAAAATGTCGGTAATGAGCGGAGCCACATTCTCCGCAAAGAAGTCCACCATACTGTCATCGCCCTTGATGTCCGTCAAGGTGCGCCCATACAAGGACTTTTGCCAAAGCGAGATAAAGAACACATCAGCCCTTCGCGTGATGCGGACCTTACGAGAGAAGTCGCAACGCGCTTCGACCGACTTATCCCAAGCATGGCGTTTTTGCTCGGCAAAAATGTCCTTGCCTTGGGTAAGTTTGTTGTCCTTGCTTTCCAAAGCAAGCGGACACGAAAGGTCTGGGACGTTGATCTCTTCTAAGATTTCCCCCAAATCAATCATATTAAGTTTTGGGTTTTAAGGTTATGAGGTTATAAGATTACCTTTTGTTCCAAGAACAAACTTTATAACCTTATAACCTCAAAACTACAAACTGACTAAGCAGCTTCGATGTCACCTTCTTCCGTTGTGATAGTACCCTCGTAGAAAGGCGCAGGACATTCGTCCGTAGCTTCTACCGCAATGGTGGTGCTTGTGGTACCAGTGGCACCCTGACCAAGGTCCTGTGCCACCGTGGTCTTGGTAGTCCAGGCTTCAGATCCCACTACGCGGTATTTGCCCTTCATGTCCTCCACCAAGAACACATTGTCATGGTTGTTGAGATAAGCAGCAGCGGCACTCGCCTCTGCGCCCACCCCAGGGTGAACAGCAGTCAGCTTGTTCAACTGCGTCTGACTGGGCAACTCGCCCTGTGCCTCACTGGTGAGTTGCGACTTTTCGGGCAGAATGTCGATATACTTCCATTTGACATCAGCCTTTAGGGTAAAACTGCCCGTGTACGTAGCAGCAGTTACCCGTCTGTTCTCGTCACGTGGAAGTGTGGGCCATTGGGCAATGTCGCCCTTGGAAGTATAATAGATACGGCGACGAACGCCAGGAAGCTCAGGCGTGCCTTGGCACCAGCCGAGCGACTTTTGAAGTGATGTGCAAGTCTTTGCCATTTTTCTGAAAATATTTAGTCTGGATAATAGGCAAGCGCGAGGTGATAATCAAGACAATTTACCACCGCGCCCACCTTTCTCCACTGATTATCAACCTTGTTCAGCCAACTCAATGACCTTCAAGCGTCGCTTGTCAATGCTCTCGAACTGCACGCCAAAGAACATGGTGGCAATGTAAGAAAGCACAAACGGCTCAAAGCGTTCCACATCAACACTTTCGATGTCGCCCATCTGGTCATAGCCATAAAGCATGTTGATTTTGGGTGACACGTGCATGAACTTCGAGTCCGACTTGTTCCACAACGGGCAGAAAGTGAGTTTGCCGTTAGAACCCTCCACCGTGGGTTGGTTGTACTTCGTGTTGTACGGAATAGCCGAGTGCGTGAGCAAATAGCTCTCGTTGTACATATCCACGAAATCCTGCGAGCAATACAGGAAAAGTTCCTGTGAGCGCAAACGCGAATCGAGCGAAAAGAGAATCTTTTTTGCCACATCAACCGCGTTGGCTTCCGTGATCGCCTTGTCCAGTTTCAGATAATTGCCATGCTCCGCAGCAATCGTACCCGCAGTAACTTCCTTTTGCGTGATGGTGTCAAAACCATCGAAAAGGTCCATTGTGGTATCACCGTCCGCATTGCGCGTGCCTTTCCAAATCGCCATGTTCAGGTTTTCAGAGAGCGACTTGGCAATCAGTCCCAGCACCTCGCGAGCTGTGGGAGTAGACTTCTGCCCATCTCCCTTGGTGGCACCTGTGCCAAGCAAGGTTGAGATGGCAGAGTTAGGTTCAAAGTTAGCCACTACCGAACCGAAGAACGTTTCCAAGGTGCGGTAGTCCAACTTCAAGTTGGCATCTGTCTTGCGAGAGGGCTTGTAAGGAGCGAACTGCGCCCCAGCGGTGAGCGTGCCTACACTTTCCTTGTAGCGAATACCCGGGCGACCAGTCATGAATTTAAGCGTTTCCTCGCAGCCGATAATCGGCATGAACTGTTCGTAAGCTGTGGGTTCGTGGTCCTCATGCTTCTTGTCATCTACGATGGCGGTGGTTGATGCAGCAGGGAGGTTGGCCACTTTCGCTTCGAGCGTTTTGTTTGCTTCATCGAGCGACTTGTTCGTCTCGGTGAGCTTTTTGTTCTCGTCCTCTGCATTCTTCACCTTGATAGATAGCTCCGCTATCATATCGTGGTTGGCTTGCAAGGAGCATTCGATGTTATCCATCTGTTCCTCGGTGAGCGTCACCTTTCCTTCTTCTACGGAAAAGTGCTCGCAAGCAAGAAACTTGCAAATGTTTTTATAGACCTTGTTCATAGGTTTCGGGGTATGTTGATTGTTTACTTGTGTTGGTTTGAAAACGGCAGCAAGCGCTTGCGCCATCTTTTGGAAGAACGTTTCTTCCGACTTGCTCTTAGGGACGTTCGGTAGCGGAATGCCATTCGCCTGAAAATCGGCAGCGAGAGAAGCCGTGAGCACAGGAGCTGTTTCGTCCTCGAACTCTGTCAGTTCATCTACAAAGCCCCAATCCAGTGCCTCTTGTGCGGTGAGCCAGCCGCCCACCTTCATGAGGTCAAGCAAAGCCTTTGGCTCTTTCTTGCAGCGTGTGGCATACATCGTAGCCACATTTGCGTCCATTTTTTCCAAATCCGTCTTGGCTTTGCCGAGACTTTCAATGAGTTGGCTCATGCCCGTGGCATTGAAATTGCCATACTCAAAAAATAGAAGCGCACATTGATGCACAAGATACATGGCAGACTTGTCCATGGTGATGTGCTTGGCACCCATCGAAGCGATGGTGGCAGCACTCGCGTTCATGCCCACAAAGTGCGCATGGACATTGCCATGCCGCTTGAAAGCAGAAGAGATACTCAATGCTGTGTTGAGCTGTCCGCCTGGACTGTCAATCAGCACCGCCACCTCCTTGTCGGGGTTCTTGCCCAGAATATAGTCCACGTAGTCAGCATCAAAGTCCCAGCTGCCCACATAGCCTTTCAAATGAAGTTGGTATTTGTTCTTTGCCATAATCGCGTGTGATTTATAAGGCAAAGATATGCGCACATATAAAAAGCAAAAAAGACAGGTGGAACCTCACGGCTGCACCTGCCCATCGTTCAAAAGTATAAATTTATGAAAATGTTGCGTCAGAGAATTTTTTGTTTCGCGCTCGCGCGAGACCTTTTTCGTTGTAACATTTGTAACATCTGTAACTTTTTCTCAACTACTTGATTTTCAAGCGTTCTGAAAACGCAAAAAAGTTACTCACTGTTACAAATACCCCCAAAAAGTTACAAAATCAAGGGATTTTAACCCGAAATCGGTATCAAAGCCACCCGATTTGAGTAGGAAACCGTGTATTTTGCGGTGTTGGCGTCACCATCAGGTAGTCCTGTGGTTTGTTCCTTTTTAACAAAAGGAAAAGGCGCCTCCCTTGTTCCGATGAGATATTGCTCCCCATTTACACTTGTCATCACAAAGCAAAGATTGCCCAATGGCAAGTTTTCGGGAGAATAGAAAGTCAGCGTAGCCGTTTCGAGCGTGCTGTTGTTGTCAAACTCCGTTTCCGTTTCACAAAGCGCAGTGCGCTTGTTGAACAAAACAAAAGAGAGCCGAGCAAAGATGCCCACTGGCACCTTCGCTATCGCCTGCAAGGTGATGTGCGGTGTGAGAGCTTCAGCCGATACGTATGCAATATGGCTGATACCCGGCAATCTGTTCATGTCTAACTTCGGTATTAACAATTATGTTCTACAAACTCTTGGCTTTCTGCTTGTGACTTTTCAGCTTGCTGTTGTCGGGTTCTTTTTCTACTCTCGTTTGAGAGGTAGTTCTTGCGAAGTCGCTGATAAGCCTTCGCAATGCTGTCCCAACAAGTGCCGTCCTCCTTGATGCCCCGTTGCTCCATATACAAATAGATCAGTTCCTTTTGTTGCTGACCGATATGCCCAAAATCATGCAGGAAGTTCCAGCAATCCACGGCAAAAGCATTCTTGATGTTGTCAAGCAATGCCTTCTTGCCCGTGGGAGAGATATAGTTGTAGGTACGTGGGTCGCGTGCCTTGGAGTAAGGAATGCAAATAGCCACCTCGTCCTCCTTTTGAAGCGGAGGAAAGAAGTCATCGGGTTGGCGGCTTTGTGCCAACTTTATCAACTTCGACTCTATGCTACCTTGCCTAAGCACCACTGGCTCGGAACCGCTGTGACGGTGAACGAACCATTGGCGCAAATACGATGGCATTTTTATGTAGACAAGATAGTCACTCATGGAGTACAGTTATGGTGTTTGAAATGCTGCAAATATACACCTTTTAAGTTGTACTGAAGATGATGTATATCAAGTATTTCTATGTATGTATTAAGTAATTAAACTTATTTAGTTGGTTGGTTAATGGTTCCCCGTGAGACAACCTCAAAGAGTTTCAAAAGAGGGTTTCAAAAGGAACGGGGCTTTCACCCCGCTCCCGTGTTATTGGTAATTATTGAAGACATAACCATCGCAGAAGGTGTAGCTCGACGAGAACAAATACCTTGCATAGCCTTCGTAATCGAAGTAGAAGGAGAGATCCCCCATCATGCTATCCAAATCGTAGCACTCACTGATGATATAATCGGCAAAAGCTTCCTCCGAATCAAATTTTCCCACGTAGCGCTCCTTGGCATGGACGAAAGAATCATCACCAGTGCATTCGTAGTAAGCTTCGTAAGCCTCGCGGTCATCTTCAGACAGCTGGCAGTATTTTAAAATCTTGTTGAATGTATCTTCCCCTGGGCAGCTCTCGCAATACCATTCTCGGGGGAAGCCTTGATAATCTTGAAACATGAACTCAGGATCATCTTCATCATCGTGCAGCAGGGCACATATTTCAAGGAACTCCTCGTAGCTGTCGAATGCTTCCAGATCCAGCCAAGCCCCATCCAATGAGCCATTGTTGTACTTCTTGTACGTGCCGCAATAAACAGCAGGCTGATCCCATAGGCGTTCAACGAGGTAAGGCTGCAATCTTTCCTCGCGCTCTGTTGAGCCTAACTTTAATGTTTGAAGAGCTGATGTGGTGTTTGTAGTGTCCATTTCTTGATAGAATTTGAATGTGAAACTTTAAGTGA